CTATTGAGTTACCTGCGTTGACACCTGCTCTAAAGTTAGATGTACCTGCTGAAGCAGTAATAATATCTGCACCATCTGCAAAGGTAACGTCTGCTGCAAAGTTAACTGCACCATCTACGTCTACTGCGTCAAGGTTGGTTGTACCGTCTACGTCTAAATCGCCATTAAAGTCTGCATTACCTGACAACGTTAAAGCGGCTGCCGTAGTTGTTCCTGTAAGATCCAAGTCTACTAAAGCGTCCGTAACAGCCGCGCCACTCCCGGCACCGTCTAAATAAACTATCTTTACTGCACCAGCGCCAATAGTAACATTGGCTCCGGAACCTTGGCTAATAATAATACTTTGACTGCCGCTGGTTGCGTTTTCAATAATATGAACCCTAGAAAGAGTATTTGGCGCTATTGTAATTGTACAAGTGGAGTCTAATGTTCCTGTGTATTTAATATACATAGATCTTGCAGGATCTGTTGCACCGTCTGCTACAGTAGAAGTGTGCGTATCTGCATTTGTTGTTATTGCTTCTGTTCCGTAACCTAAAGCCTCGCCAATAAGTTCTAAGTTCGTGTTTGTTGTCGTACCCCATGTTCCAGACGCATCGCCCGTAGCCATCTCGTTTAGTCTGAGGTCATTTACGTAGGTGCTTGCCATTTTATATTCCTTATGCCGCTATATCCGTCCATGCGGGTGATTGTGAAGGAGTAGTACTACTCCAACTAGGTGTTTGTGAAGCCGTTATACCACTCCAATTAGGTGTTTGTGAAGGAATAATTAATCCCCATACATTTGGATAACCAATCCCTCCGGTTGCCGCAACACCTGTTGGATAAACAGTAACGCCCTCTTGGATACTAACATCCCCAATTGCGCCTGTTGCTGCAACACCAGTCGGGCTTACTACTACTGTACCTACGACGGATTCATTACCAACTGCGCTGGTTGCAGAAACACCAGTCGGGCTTACTACTGCGGTGCCAACAACTTGTTCGTCGCCAAAACCAATAGTTCCCGTTAAACCTGTTTCTGTGACAACTGCTCCACCAGCGGCTAAAACAGTTCCAACTGCGCCTGTTGCAGAAACACCAGTCGGAGTGACCAATGCGCTTGCAACGACGGATTCATTACCTACCGCACCAGTTGCTGCGACGCCCGTTACTGTAACAGGAAGAACAGAGCTCCAGGCTCCTTGTCCCCATGTACCGCGTCCCCAACCTGTTTGCGTCGGCATTAATTACTCCATTAAGCTATTCTAATAATAGCATTACTCGCGTCTGCGGCAGGAAATTGAATTGTAAAACTTCCAGAAGAAGAAGATTTATCACTCCCAAAGTCAAGCACACAAACAGCTTTGTCGCTATTTGTATCGTTATATATTAACGCGCCTCTCGCAGTAATGGTTGCTGTTGTAAAAGTTATATCAGCAAAATCTGTAAACCCTGTTGTCCCACTAGAGGTAGGTGCAACTTTAGTTAAAGTACCCCCTCCTGCTGAATAACTTCCACTGTTACTCACTTCTTGCGAAGTTGAATAAGCTGTTGTGGTTGCACCCATTGTTGCAGAGCTTGTATACAATGCTAGTTTAAAAGCATTACCGTTTGTTGCAAAATTATGTGTAGCAGTCAAAAGTTCTTTTTTGAACGAAGTACACATTGCTTGTGTTATAGCCATTATATTCTCCTTATGACTTCTGCTAAGTCATTTTGACCCGCTTCACGTAGTTGATGACATATGTTAGCACGTTCTTCTTTTCTAGCCAACTCTATATAATATTGCAAAAGATTGCGAACATTATCTGCAAAAACATGAGCTTGTTGCTTTATAGGTTCCGGTGCACTTTCAGAAATAGACACTATTTTATTAGTAGCTAATTCAGAAATTTGTTCGTTAGACAATCCGCCGTTATCAGAAGTTGCAACGCCGACTTGGCCAACAGTAATATCGCTATTAACACTAAACATATTGTTCTTTTCCATTTAATTTTTGTAGGTCATGACGACCTATTAAAGTAGGTTCTACATCTAAAGGTTCTGGCGGCAACATTTCAGACTGCCTTGTTATTAATAAACCTTCTTGCGTAAACGTTTGAACTAATGGATCTTTTAATCTGTGATATCCATACAGTCTCTCATTATCTGGTACATTCGTATCAAGTAGACCAGAAGTATGAGCAACCTCTATCTTTATACCTTTTGATACAGCAATCGCGCACCAAAACTCACAACAAGCGCGGCCTGATTCAGCGATGCTAACGTTTTTATAATTATAATCAATGCCGTACAAACAAATTTCTGTAGCTTTACACCAAATAGCATAAGCTATTGCGTAAGCCACTGTATTGTTAAAGTAACAAATGTTTAGTTCTTTTATAACTTCTTCAAGAGGATATTCTTCTAAGTGTTGAACACGATCATCTAGTTCACAAGTAATAATGGGTTTAGTGTTTTTAGCTAAAAACTCTTTTGCAATACCCGTTTGAGAGCCTGCATCTTCTGTGTCTAAAAACCTAGACACAGGATCCATCATAATCGTTTTATCTACTTCTATGATACCGCCTATGCAGTTTATACCCCATGTTTCATCATACGTTTCTGACCGAATACGAGCTGCTATGTAATCTGAATAACTTCCACCAAGACCTACAATAGCTATCTTCATGTCCGTGGTCTTTCTGGTAAGCCATTTCGATAAGCATCTGAGTTTTCTCTAGCTTCACCATAATCTTTTAATCGAACTAAAGACTCATTAAAACGTTCCTGGTATAAAGTCATCATATCAGGCTCACCCTTCATGTATATATATGCTTCTACTAATGTTCCATAAAGCATAGCATTAGGTGCATTTGTACTAAGCCAAGTTGTTCCACTATCTCCAGCCGCTGTTAAACTCGCTGGTCTGTAAAAATAATGAAGCTCGCTTGTAAATCCAGTGCTAGGCGTCGGCGCTAATAAAAAATTATTCGTATCAAAATAAGCATAATAAATAGGTGTTCCAGTTGTAGTTGGATCAGGTGTATATTCTTGAAGAAAGTTTACATCTTTTTGTAAAAGAAAAGTTTTTACACCTGAACTTGAAATAGACAAACTAAAAGAAGCAAGGTAATCCGTAGGTACAGCTAAGTATTGATTGTCCGCAGTTGTTACTCCCGAAACATTTTTTCTAAAATACTGTAAGTCAACAGCATTTAAAATCCTTTGTTCAGCAGACTCTATAAAGTTTGGAATGTTTGCTACAAAAGTTGTTTCTGCATTATCTGTGTAATTTTGAATAGCAGAAGTTAAAGTTGAATATGTATAACTCATGACGTCTCCACCGTAACTGTACCAACTTTTCCAATGCAAATAGGAATAAGTTCATACTCTAAAGTAGTTAAATTAAAAGCAGGAAGTTCTGCTTGTGCAGGTATCTTATCATTAGGAGGTCTAGGGTTTCTAACAGCTTGAGGATCAGGACCTATATGAGGAGAATACAACTGAGGTTGTTTAGGATCATACTCATCAGGACCTACCAACGCTCCAGTCCATTCTTTTTTCATATCCTTTAAACGATACCTGAAACCAGATCTGTCTGATATCCCCCACGTATGTTTTCCTACCGAGTATGACATTAATTCCTCAAATATCTAGCACTTGGTTGTAATTTTAAAGAAACTCTTTGTTCATCTTCTTCTGCGGCACGTTGAAACTCTTCTTCATAGATTCCTTTTAAAATCTGAAGACGTTCAGGCGCTCGTTTCATAGCAGTATAATAAGCCAAACCTGCAACCATACAAGGATAAAACCGGAAAGGCATGTCTGTTGTGTTGACTAAGGTATCTGCATCTTCAAGTCTTTGAACGTAATAATAAATAATTTGATCGGTAGAATTTTCTGGTACAGCCCAAAGATTTATTACTGGTTCAATTTGCCGATTAAACCAAAATTGGCTAGGTCTGCCTTGAGTGGTTTTATCTGGAAGCGTAACATAATCAGTTCTACTAATTTGATTTAAAACGTAGTCTGTATTATCTCTACGAAGAACAACTTCTAATATACTTACAACATCTGATCCCAACGTCACAGTAGCTGTGCCTTGAGTTAATGTTACGGTAGCAGAAGAAACAGTCCAAAGATTTAACCCTCTATTTGCCCAATCAGCAAACATTAAATTTAGAGAACGTCTAGCAGTTCTTGCATCGTATCCAGTGCGAACTTCTAACCCGCACCTTTCATATGCTTCTTCAATAACCTCTGCTACATCTAAATTAAAGTCTCTTGAACCGGAAGTTGCCATTTAAAAAACACCTTTAAAATTTGTTCCAGACACTTGAGCACCGCCAGTTTTCATGCCCTTAGGCTTAACAACACCACCGTTTTTCATACCCTTAGGTTTAACTTTACCGCCGTTTTTCATACCCTTAGGTTTAACTTTACCGCCGTTTTTCATACCCTTAGGTTTAACTTTACCGCCGTTTTTCATACCCTTAGGTTTAACAACACCACCGTTTTTCATGTACCCCATGTTATTACGTGCTTCTGTTGGCAGCTTAGAGAGACCTGGGTTTTTTTCTTTGTCAACTTTTTTCTTCATTTTCTTCTCCATCGTTGTACAAGTTATCAAAAATTCTATTAACGTCTAATGTATAGTCTAAGTCTGATTTAGAATAGTGTATGTGTTGTGACGGCCTAAAGTCTGGTGCGCCTTCTCCTGTTTGAAACCATGCTGGATGTGTAACACGAACACGGTTATTAGGCAATGCAACTATATTTCCTGTCCAAATACCTGCATCTAAAAGCTGCAACACATGAGATTGTTTGTGTTGTGCGGGGTCGTCAGCTATTTCACTTTCAGTATAGTCTACAGTAAATAAATATTTAGCTGGAAATAATTCTCCATTAATTTTTGCTATCCAAGGACAAGGAGTGGCTCTATCAAGAACGTAAACAGAGTGATGATGCGAAGAACAATCCCAAGGTTGAGCGTCATATGTTTCCATGACCTCAGGCCATTCTTCCAAAGCAATGTCGCCAACCAGTCCTGTAATAGGCATTCTAGCCCACATCGCTCCACCATGAACAGTATCTTCTTCTTCTCCGTCGGCTTCGCTTCCAGTAAATACTAATTGAAAACTTAAACATCTATTTGGCATGGATGTAACAGCGATAGCCATAGCATGTAAAAATTCGCCCTTATACTTTTCATGGTTATGAGTATATTCACGACGAACCCAGCATTTAAAGTAAGGTATGTTGCTTTGTAAATATGCCATTACTTCTTTTTAGACTTTCTTTTTTTTACGACTTGTCGCTTTGACTCTCCTGGGTTTGCCTTTAGGTTGACCGAGTCTTTTCTTTTGGGCAATTCTACTGCTTTTTTCTGAGGAAGACATTTCTTTAGAAGTCTTAGGGGTCTTACTACTAACTCTTTTAGTTGGTCTACAATACGGAACACCACGTTTTTCTCCTTTTTTACGCCCACACGGTTTACCTGTTTTAACATCCTTCCAATCTTCTTTAAACCATCTCTTTAAAGCTAAACCTTTTTTTGTTTTTCTAACAGCCATTAAAACGTTCTTGTTTCTTTACGTTTGTTTTCTTGAACCTTTCCACAACCAGCCGCTATAAAACCTCCTCCTTTAAAGTTTTTAGATGGACGTTTAGGTTTATCAATCGCAGAGATTATTCCACCCGCTGCTTTCTTTACTTTGTTGCCCCAATTAGATGCACCAACTTTACGACATTTAGCGATGGCCCCCGAAGCATAAGCAGAAGGAAATACTTTGTATCTAGCTTTTACTTTTTTATAACAAGCATCTTTTGGCATAGATTTTCCTTTCGGAGAAGTAGAAATTTGTTTACTTATCTGTGATCGAGCTATAGTCATTCGCTGTTTTTCTTTTAATAAAATCTTCCCATAAAGTTTTTATCATCTTATTATTTTCAGATACTTTAAAAGATGTTACAGCACTTGTCTTATCAAGTGAAATTAAGGTAAAACACATCCAAGATATAACACCTGTAATAAAAACTATGATAACACCAGAAGCTACTTGTTTTAACATTTCCAACGCTTTCTAGCTTGCCTTAAACGACTGTTCGGATCTTTAGCCGCTTTTGGAAACTTTTTCATCTGCCCAGCAGAACGAGCACAATACGACTTTCGTCGTTTAGCATCCTTGCTTCCGGGTTTTACTTTGCCAGTGACAGCTGTTTTTAATTTACTGCCAGG